GACTTTACTTTGTATAAATGTCTGTAATTGCTTAAATATAGATTTGAGTATTATTGAAGACCAATAAAAATTCAGTAAAAGGAAAACAAATATAACAAAAATAAATAATTTGTTTATAAATATACCATCTGCAAGTAGATTGTTATAAAATTCCTTGTTAAAAATAATGTCCTTTAAAAATACATAACAACGTAAATAAATAAATGTTACTATGAACAATATATCAATAATTTTATCCGATATTTTTATAATACTAGGGATAGCATTAGTAGCTTCAAAGCTTTTTATATATTCCTTGGTCCAGAAACGAAGATTTAAAAATATTGTACTTGTTTCAAACAATATAAGATTATACACAACATCTGGTGCTCTGTGAATTCCAATAAAATAAGACCAAACAACTAATAATAGTGTTATTATATGATGAAAAATAATCTCATAGCAAGTTTTTTTTTCAGACTTGATTATTATTAAATAAATAGTTACAAATAAATCAATAATTAGAAATGGTATAAGTATATAACACAAATTTAAAATTATTTTAATATCCTTAGTTTTACTATATTGATACATAAACCACACACAAAATATTGCATTAATGAATGATAGAACATTTGAAATATTATGTATGTCAGTTATATTCCATATAAATTTTAAAAAATGACTAATGCTGCTATCCATTATTTATAAGATTGGAATAATTAAATATGCAATATTTTACTAATTACATTTTATCTTTACCTACCGGTCCATACCTTTACCTACCGGTCCATACCTTTACCTACCGGTCCATACCTTTACCACAGACCCAACAATTTTTTTATTATTAAAATCATTGATGTATTCACCATAGTTGTATCCAAATGCTTTATAATGGCTATGAATAGTACCAAATAAAGAGTTTAATGATACCACTGCAGGATATTCAGCAAAGAATAGTAACCCAAGAATTCGTTCCAATCCACATCTATCCATTCTACATTTTACTACATTGACTAAATTAGTTATACAATATTTTGATTCTATAATCATTAAAAAACTATGATTTATATAACATATACCACCAAAAACCAAATTAAAATTTTCTTTTTGAGTTAGACCTAATATATTTATTTCACTACCTGTTAATTTTTTTTTAAGAGGCAAGTTATTTTTTAAAAAAGATGATAAACGTAATAAATTGCTGAGATGTTCTTTATCATATTGCCAATGCCAAAATGGCATAACGGGCATTTTGAATGTTTCAAATGGGATCCTTTTATGAAAGAATACACTGTCGTGAATAATAACAGCATTTTCAAACCATTTATGTTTTATATAATACACATATGGTAATAATTCACCTCTACCGGGATATTCTGATTGTATAATCTCTACATTTTTATACTCAAAATGAGCTTTTACAAAACCATAATTGCTATTGTCATCAATAATAATTATTTTTCTATGAGGGTATTTCGTCCTAATAAGCTTAACACAATGATTCCAATATTCATTTGTTGTTTCTGAATTAACGTGTCTGGTTATTATGAAGCCAAAACTCATTCTATATTAAATATTAATATAAAATAAATTATTTACAAGTATAAAGAATTTTACAAATAAAATAACTTGCACGATTGTTATTAATTAAAATTGGTTTACAAAATGTATGACGGTAAATCGTCAATATTTATAATTAGTTCACCCTTTGGCATATTGTTTTTTTGACACAAGAATTTGCTAAATTCTGGACGGTCAAGTTGGGCAGTAGGTGTGTGATTGTGGACACATCTGGCAATCATTTTATACAATTTAAAGTCCGGATAACGCTCTGAACCATTATTTTTATAAAGCACATTGATGCCATTATCATCAATACACCATTCAACAATCAACTTAACAATTGGTTCACACTCGTTCAAGTTCTTTATATCATCGATGTCATCAACTACATAATCAAATATGGAGCAAGCTAGACGACATAAATCAAAACTGAAATTGGGTTCTAGACGAGGTTTCTTATCATTGAAGTAGGGTTCGGTATTATATTGGGTCGCCGCATCACCACCAAGCTGAAAACTATCGCTGCAGAATACCTTGGCACCGAATTTATAAATGGCACGACCAAAGTCGATTATTTTGAATATTTTACCAAAAGTAGGGACCTTATAATACTTCTTCTTGTAGCAATAATAAATGTATTTCTTGTTAGTAGTAACATACATCACATTGTTTGTATGCAAATCATTGTGAGTAAATGAAAAGGATTTTTGATATGTAATTAGAATCATAATAATTTGCATTAACGCAGCAAACCATTCGTCGTGACTCAGTTCATTGTTCATAATTAGGTCATCAAAGGTGCTTTCACAATTTTCCATACAAATAACTTGTACTGGAAACTGTGGAAAGGTGAGCCACAATGTTTCCTCTTCAATATCAGAGTAATCACTCGAGTGTTCTGAGTCAGCACCAGATTTAGAGTCAGAATTATTAGACCCAGATTTAACAAGTTCATCACACTCATCACACTCACCACTTGATAACTCATTATGATTTTCATTTTCATTTTCATTTTCAGTATCATTCTCATTTGTATGAGATGTTCTTGAAGAACAAGTAGAACCAGATTTAAGAGTTTCAGACTTCTTCTGATCCATAATATTAAATTCACTCGAATTCATAATATCAACCAACTCAACATTCATATGTTTGACATCTGCAAGAGTAATATGACTAGATGAAACGTTGTTTTCAAAAATATTATCAAAAATGGTGTCATCAATTGATTTAGCAGATAATACTGATTTTTGCGAACCATTCATAATATTCAAAGGTCGCAACGCTTTTACACCATCATCGTTTGTTATTAGATGACTGTAATCATCTACATTAAACAATATATTTTGTTTTTTATTGAAGAATTCAGATGTAATTAAATAATCCAAATCATCAATAATATTTACCTTGTAGTTATTTTTAATAGCCAAAAATGAACCATAATAATCAACTCCGTGAATAAAACTGTGACTATTTAACATCTGACTTGTTAGAAAACAAAAGAAGCCATCAATATATGAGGAATTGTTAGTATCTTCAATTTTAGGATGCACTCTTATACTCTTGTCAAATGATGGTAAATTAAATAGTTGTTCATCTGTGTGATTGTATTTACCAACAATGTATTTGAAAGGATCTAGCAAAGGTGCCATTTTAAAGAACACTTTCTGAGTCATTGTAAAGTCTTCAATGTCTGAGATATTCTTCAATTTGCAATTGAATATGTTCTCAGATTTGTCGCCATCTTTCTCTTTAATGTCGGATAATGACCATAAATGATTCAAATTAATCGAGTTGTAATTTGTATTATTTAATGAGAAGAAACGGTCATAAATTGGAATATAGTTCTGCACGTTTGACAGGCTAGTTTTTTTGTTAGTTTGAAACTTTGAAAAGAGGTTTATATTCTTCCTCTTTTGATAATTAACACTAAACATTGTTGTCATTAGCTATTTAAAATATTAATATTAGAAATATTTAACTCATTTTTCCTAAACTTCAACCTTTTCCACCTTTAAGAAAGGTGGAGCCAAACATCCAAATAAGAACCAAGAAACATCAAAATAATATGGTTTGATTCCACCTTTTTTAAAGGTGGAAGGGCGTTTAAATTTAAAAAACTTTTGTAGGCGTATTAATATAATGAATTTAGAACTAAAACGTTTTGATATGAAAAGTATTAGTTTCAAGCCTAATGAATCTAAGGGTCCTGTTGTGGTTTTAATCGGTCGTCGTGACACTGGTAAATCATTTTTGGTCAGGGACCTTCTTTATTATCAACAAAGTATCCCAATTGGTACTGTTATATCCGGAACTGAAGAAGGTAACGGATTTTATGGTGCATTAGTACCAAAATTGTTTATTCACAATGAATACAATACTGCAATCATTGAGAACATTTTGAAGCGACAGCGGCAAGTTTTGAAGCAGATTAAGAAGGAAATGGAGCAATTTAAACGCAGCACAATTGACCCCCGTACCTTTGTGATTTTAGATGATTGTTTATATGACAACACGTGGGCCAGAGATAAGATGATGCGGCTTCTCTTTATGAACGGTAGACATTGGAAAGTGATGTTAATCATCACAATGCAATATCCGTTGGGTATTCCACCAACGCTAAGAACTAACATTGATTATGTTTTTATTTTAAGAGAGCCGTATATTGCCAATAGAAAGAGAATTTACGAGAATTATGCCGGTATGTTTCCCACATTGGAGTCATTTTGCCAAGTGATGGACCAGTGTACTGAGAATTATGAATGCCTAGTAATAAATAACAACGCCAAATCTAACAAACTACAAGACCAAGTGTTCTGGTACAAAGCAGATGCACACAATGACTTCAGATTAGGGTCCAAGGAGTTCTGGGAGCTATCTAAATCAATCAATGATGATGAAGAAGACGAACAATATGACCCGAATAACGTGAAGAAACGTGGACAAGGGCCAAAAATTGCGGTTAAAAAGTCAAAGTGGTAAATAATCAAGTTTACAAAAAGAACATAAATGTAATGGCAAATGTGGTTACTATTTGTAGAGTAATAATAGCTCTAGACAAAAACGTCTTGCATTTAATGTCAACATATGCAGTGGTTGTCTGAAAATTAATTGACATAATTAAGGCAATCCACATTTTGTGATTAACAAACTGGCTTCTTGGAAACCCTGATTGTATAAAAAAGTTGTTATCAAAGTCAGTTAACAAAATGTAATAAATTATAGCAAAAATAAGCGTACTTGAGATTTGCAGAGCAAATAAATTAAAGTATTTTACATACCTGTCTGGTACAAGTCCAAAGAAATTGCCAAAAATGCAAGCATCCTCATATAGTTGTGGTTTCTGTGTTTTAGTATTTTTATCAGAATTTGTATTTGTAGTGTCGTCGTTGTTTGTATTGTTATCACTCATTTAAAATATTACAATATAAAATATAAAATCAAAATTATTATATTTTATTTAAATTCAGTTCAGTTCCTAAATAACGCATCAAAGACAAAAATAAATTGTATTTTAATCAACACGTTCCATACTGTCAGCATCAGATTCCTTCTTTATAGCAAAAGGACCACTGACAAGCTCAGACCTGCCATAATCGGATTGACCAATGACAATATTGTCGCCATCAAATAACTCACTGCGAATATCAGCAGCTGAAATTGTATCGTTCTTAGAAAACTTGGCGTCCTCAGCACCAATTAGATTACCATCCTTGTCAATATCCTGAGTAATAGTGCTACCGTGCTTCTCGGCATTCTTCTTGTTATCATCAATTGCCTTCTGCTTGGTCTCCTTGACACGCTGCTCAAATGCGGTCTTGGCAACGGACTCATTCTTCTGCTTCTCCTGAGCCAACTGGTTAAGCTCCTCCTCCATATACTCAACACGACCCGTCTTATAAGCCTCAGGGTCCCAGCATAGCCACTGGCCAACAGGACCGACAAATACGTCAAAACTGGAATCAGTTTCTCGTAACAACTTAGCACGCATTTCAGCCTCCTCTTGAGTTGCAAAATTGCCTCTAGACTTGAAGCCACGGACGGAAGTCTGGAAGTTGTGTTTGATATTGAACTGCTTCTCCATCTCCTCCTCATTCTTATCCAAGAATGTCTTGTAGTCGTCCTCAATAGAAGAGCTAATAATATTATCTCTCTCCTCCTTAACAAAGCCTTCGAAATCCTTTATTACATCCTCAAAGTTCAACTTGTACTTGAATGATACAAAATTTAGAAATTGGTGAAACTTCTCCATTGATTTTGTGAATTCCCACTTCTTTAGGAATGATTCAAAAAAGAACATTTCCTTCTGCTTCAAAATCTTCTCGGGAGTAATAAACGAAAAACAACCAAATTGTTGACCTGCGATGGGCTTGTCTAGTTCCAAAAGGTCTACATATTTAGGGTTCTCTGAACCATCCTTTCTTAGCTTTCGTTCAAATGCCATTTTTTTGGCAACATTCGATTTAGATTTTCCACTCATTATATATTTATTTAGTTATTCGTTTTAAGTTTTAATTTGCATAATTATTATTTAATTTATATTTCAAAATAAATTCTTATTTTTTTCTTTTTTATTTATATAGAATGGCTATGTTTAATGTCGCTGAACTTGTTAAGAGAATTGTTAAGTACTTGATTGAGGGTCTGATGGTTGCTATTGCTGCCTTCGCTATCCCCAAGAAGTCTTTGAATATGGAGGAGATTATCCTGCTTGCATTAACTGCTGCTGCTACCTTTGCAATCTTGGACACATACATTCCTAGTATGGGTGTGTCTGCTCGTACAGGTGCCGGATTCGGTATTGGTGCCAACTTGGTTGGCTTCCCTGGTGGACTCTAAAATCCACCTTTAAGAAAGGTTTTGCGCATATGAAATAGTAGCTAAGAGCCAAAAGGTAGTACCAAACATATAAATAATTAAATATCAATATTATTAATTATTTATTATCCAAACATTTGTCGCATCTCCGAGTAAGTCATATTGCGTCCAGTTTGCTCCTTAAACATATCAGCCCCCGCCTGCAATCTGCCAACTAAAGCATCTGGATTATTCAATAATGCTATTCCTTCTTGCATCGTCTTTGGATTTACATCAGTTTCAATTTTCTTCATAATTGCTTGGAGTTCAGCTCCACACTTTACTTCAGCAGATTTATTATTTATATTGGTATTAGTAGTCTCGGACATTTTATATATCCTAGGCAAATAAGCTTTATATTTGTTGAATATATATTTTCTCAATAAATATATATTATGGATAACGGTAAACTAACATTAGCCGATTTGGCAGTTTCTCCAAGGTCTAGATCTAGATCTAGGTCTAGGTCCAAATCTCCAAAATCTAAGTCTAGGTCAAAGTCTAAGTCTAGGTCTAAGTCCAAATCTAGTTCATCATCTGGTTCTTCTGGTTCTAGGTCTAACCCAATGGCAAAGACACGAAGACACGGTGATAATCGTCACCCCTTATCAGTTACCCAAGGACCCGGATATGGTGATTTGGCAAAAACACGGAGACACGGTGACAATCGTCATCCTCTCTCTTATACAAAAGGCCCTGGATATGGAAAATTAGGCAAGACGATAAGACCTAAATACAGTAATATGTAATTTATGAAAGCATTACACAGCATTACACAGTAGCAATAAATTCCCAATCCAATTCAATACACATCTTTTTCCACGTCTCATCCTGTTCAATCAATTTCTCCCTATCCTTCAACATTGGAATATCTTCTAAAAACTGGTCTTCACCCAAGAGTTCACAGAACTTATAAAGAACATAGTAATAGTTCAAAAAATTAACCCGATAATCAGGACACGTCTTTGCATAAGGTGACTGAATCTCCATAAACAGATTACAAAGTGTTTCTTCTAATTCAGGGCTAAAAACAGGTGGCTTTATTCCCAACTTATTTTTAATAAATGCAATGTGTTCATAATATTTATTAAAGCCAAGCTTCTTCAAAATCTCTTTGGTCTTGTAATGTGTTAGTTGTTCCAATTGTATACGCTCCTTTTTGATTTGTTGTTGAATTTGTTCAATAACGTCATCTGGAATTTGTGTAGTTTCTTTACCCTGAAATTGAGCCAAAATCTCCTTAAAATGATTAATCTTCTTATAAGCATAGAAACACACTTCCTTTGGAGGTTCTTTGTAAGAGGGTTTTTCGTTCTCTATTAAGTATGGTATACTAACAGCACATTCATTGCAAATTAAAACACCCTCGTCATCGAGTGGAATCAATTCACCTTTATAACAACTCTGACAAATATCCGTAACTCTAACAAATGCATTCATATCAAGAAACGATTCATCAATATTGGACAAATATTTCTGGACGATATTTTTGTTTTGATTTTCAGTACCAGTTTGTTCAGGCTCTACGCACTGAATTTTAAAAAAGTTGAATAACGCTTGGCTCTTAGATGTAGGAATTACATTTACATTGGTATTACTGTTGTTACCGTTATTCTCAACATTTTCAATATTCTTTTTGTTTTCAAAATATTCGAATATATATTTAGAATTATCCAAAAAGTAATTATTTTTCTTGTCTTTTAATTCTTTTATTGTTTCATTAATTTCTCGAATACGGTCTTTGATTTCCATTATCTTTTCAATTGGATAATTTGTAGTTTGGTTGATAATTTCTTGTTTTAATTGTTCTCTTTCCTCTTTTAATTTAGGAATTATATCATATGCGTCCTTTGAAAAATCATTCATAAACTCTTTATGCTTACCATCTAATGTGGTTGAATATCTTTTGCAAACTTTTATCTTTTTTGCAGTTTTTGGCTTAAACGATGGCATAATTTTAATACTTATATTATAATAATTAAATTTATTTAATTGATAATTTGCAAGAATATATATAAATCAACCTTTTCCACCTTTTGAAAGGTGGAAATGGGTTTAAACATTATTTATTGTTTCGCTTCTTATTCTAAATGGATATCGAGATAAATATAGCAAATTCGAATGATGAAAATAAACAAATTGAAATAGACCAATTAAAGTTTCAAAAAATGGTCTTTTTATACAATGCTTTAGACAATGGTTGGTCAATTAAGAAACGAAATAATTCCTATATTTTTACCAAAAATCACGAAGGGAAGCGAGAGATATTCGAAGCGTCATATTTGTCCATATTTATGAAGGAGAACGCCGACATTAATAAAATATTAAAATAATATGTAGGGTGTGAGCTTTAAAAAGTGTGTATTTAATTAATTTAATTTAGCAATTAAATTATTTTTCCAGAAATTTTTTTCTTTAGCAATATTATAAAATGGGAGGCGGACTTATGCAACTCGTAGCTTACGGCGCTCAGGATGTTTACCTTAAAAGCCTGTAGGGTAGAAAAACATCGGGGAATATTAAACCAATAAAATATTCATAAAACCCTTTGTGGCCTTTGTTGCAAATAATTAGCAACTTATCCACTGATGTTAATTAGGGATACTAAATAAATGTTTAGTATGAAAAACCCTAGTGAGAAAATCAAACTGCTTGAAACCCCTAAAGCTTATTCTACTAAGCAACTTTTGTGAGAGAGTTGTGGCCAAGACAAAAAACTTGGGTATAGTAAAAATGAATAAGATGATTTAGACTTTATTGATACAAAAGTTTGAATAAATGGGCAATGAGCATCCAAGCCTCTTTAAATTTTATAAATAAAATGAAACAAAATAAACAAAAATGAAATAATATAGATATTGTGTAACATAATCATATAAATGGATATACAACTAACTCCAAATAACATAGTAGAAAAACAATGTGGCAAATGTGAAAACACCAAGTGTATTGATAAATTTAGACAATATACTAACAATTCATATTCATCCACTTGTAAAAAATGTTTAAATGAATTGGATAAAATTCGAAAAAAAAATCAAAGACAAAAACGGCTAGATAATTTTTTAGCAACATGTGAAAAATGTAATACAGAAAAGATATTATATAATTTTGCCAAGTTGAAAAAACATTATAAAAAGAAGATTTGTTTAGATTGTTATCCAACATTTTTAAAAGAACAAAAAACAG